GCTTATTCCTGTCCCGACGATCCCCGCCTCCCGGCCGTGGATCTCGTCATGGATATATTCGTCCACGATCGCCGAGAGAGTTTTCGTGGCGCCCTGGATCGAGACCGCGAGCTCGGCCTCGTGGATCGCTTTGCGGGCGGCCGACCAATCTTCATCCCACTCGGCGCCATCCCGTGGCGTGACTGCGTTGAGCGCCTGGCCGAGCTTCGTGACTGCCTGGCGGCGCTTGTTCGCATCGATGACCTCGATGGTCAGCGCCCGGGCGAAGATCGAGGTGGGCTCGAGTGACGCGATGCGAGCCAGTTCGGCCATACTCTCAGCATCGATGGCCGAGCCGAAGGCGCGCCGGCCAACCTTAAACACGTGCGTGTCCTTGTCCTCGGTCGCGGTCTGGACCAGCGCCTGCCAGAGGATCCCGAGCATCGGATCCGCGAAGGTCTCGGCGCTCACGCCCTGGTTGACCGCGGTGGCAACGGTCTGGACTCCGCCGGCCATGCAGGAGGCAATGAGCCGGCGCTCCGCGGCTGAATAGTCAGGACCGGTCGATGGTGCTTTCACGGGTGAAAATGGGTTTGGATTTGTTCGTGGCTTCGATTTCCCAATTCTTTGCCCGGTCGATCTCGCCGTTCCAGTTGTTGAGCAGCGTCGCAAGCGACTTTCGCTTGAATGTTTCAGCCTGCGGAGCTGCGTAGAACTTTTCCAGCACGAGCCAGTCGGCTTCGGGAGTTGAAGCAATCACGGACTTGTTTTTGGCATAGGCTCGAATCTCAGCATGGTCCCAAAGCGTCTCCGCACGTTTGCGAAGTAGTGTTCCGGCGCGAATCTGAATCTCCTTATCCTTATCCTTATCCTTATCCTTATCCTGAGCCCCTCCAGAGGGGCTTCCTAGGGGCTTGTTAGGCCCTTGATCTTTCTCGTTAAAAACCGAGACAGGACATTCAATTTGTTGATCGTTCAAAATTCGCAAAACACCACGATGCGCGGAGTTGCGCGGATTCAATTCCGTTCCATATTGGAAACTGATAAACGAGGTAACGAACCACTTTCCGGATTTAGGTTTGGTCACGCGACCGGCCATCATGCGCAGGAACTCCTCTCCATCGATTGGCTCTCCAACCATAAAAGACATAAGTTTGGAATTGGGGTCTATCAATCCTGCGTGATCGCAATTGTCTAAAATCCAAAACCACGCGAGTTTGTATTTTGCAGGCAAATCCATGAACCATGAATCCTGCCATTTTCTAGTCTCGGTCATTCTTTTCATAAATCAAAAAAGCCAACCAGCAACACGGGTAAGAATTGGCACCACGAAAATGCCTCCGCGCAACTGGCTGGCTAAATTTTGAATTGTCATTGTGGTCTTAGGCTTCTTACGGCCTTGGTTTGTGTTTACTCGATCCCGTCCGCGCGTCAAGCCTGGCTCGCCTGGACTGGCTCAATGCTTACGTACACGCCGATCCTGGCATCGGTGATCGCCCAATACTTTTCGACCTTGAGCTTGGCGACCTGCGCGTCGTCGCGCCAGATCCAGCCGCCTTCGGTGATGCGGTCGAGCACGAGTTTCGCCAGGTTGTCCGCGTCGGGCTTGCTAGTGTGGTTGATCGGCGCGCTCGCCTTCACGTGCCCGGCCTTGCCGTAGTGGCTTTTCGGCCGGCGAAAAAAGAAGGTGAGCTTGCAGTCAAACGCGCCGACTGGATCGACCGCCGGTTTTTGCGCCTGCACTTCGCGGTAGATCCCGATGTACACCGCGCGCTTCCAAGCGTCAGCCACGTCAGAGTCGTACATCCGCGCCACGTGCGTTGCGCCCATCTTGCGAGCGAACGCTCGCGGTCTTGGCTGGCCTTTCGGGTCGCCGTGAATGAAGAAGGTCATTTGCTGGTCTCCTTCCATTTACCAAGCGTGCGAAGCAAAGCCTCGGCGCGTTGGGCGGCGCTGGCGCGAAACGGACGAAACATGGCCGAAGCTAGCTGAATATAATACTCGCTCAACTGCTCAGGATTAAGCACCTTTTCGGCCTCGTGCATGGCGTTGAGGTCGTTGAGGTAGTCGGAGATTTCGTGCAGACCAATCGAAAGCCAAGGTGGAGTTCCGCGAAAAAAAACAGGGTCTTTTAGAATATGCTTCCATCCACACGCTTCCGCGATGGCTATACGTTGTGCGTCGGGGGTCATTGGGTGGCCTCCCAAATAATAGTTTCTGGCACGAAGTGCGCGGGCACATGTGTACCGATCTCAAAAGCTCGCCGCCGCTCCAATCGGCCATTAACGACTTCGTAAATTTCTTTCCAAACTTTATCGGGTGCTGGTCGTGGCGGGTTGCACGCATAAGTCATATTGCTGGGCACTCGTTTTACAATTTCGATTCGGCTTTCCGTAACCGTGACGGACACGATAATGTCGGGCTGGCCAAACGGAATTGATGAGTTTGCTCCGTGGGTGAATTGTGTGCTCATTTGCTGGCCTCCTTGCGCCTGACGAGCAGGTGATCCCGCTCGTCCGGCGTGATGCGATGCAGGTTCAGCCCGAGCCTTCGAGCCCGTGCGTGCACGTTACTCAGGGTCGCCGTGCGGACCAGCTTCACGATCTCGACCGGCGTGTGCATTTCCAGCAGACGCCGATCGATATCAGAATTGGTTTTGTTGTGCTGTGATTTTGACCTTACCATATTGTGCCTTTCGTTTTTTGAACCGTCCGAGGTTGTCCCGGCCGGCTTGTGTTTTGCGTTCATACGCCAGGTAGTCTGCGACCCATTGCTCGTCCCGGCCGTACTTCTTGCCGAGCTCGCGCCCGACATAAAAGCCGATGGCGGTGCAGAGCGCGACCGTAAGGATGATCAAGATGTCGTTCATGATTCTTGGTGAATTACAATCGAGGTGACGACCCACTCGACCATCGTCTCGAGTTCGTCGGCCGCTTGGATCGCTTCCTCGATGGTGAGTCGCTTGACTATGCTGAGCGAGTGACCTGGAGCAGATAGTGTGATGCGCCAGTTGTATTTGAGGTTGGTCTTCATTTCGAATACCAGGCCGGCAGTTTCAACTCGTGCAGTGTCGGATCGATGTTCGGCCATTCGTTCGTCTCCAGGCTGCGCTTGAGCCGCACCAGGTCCGCGATATTTTCATCTTGCCCGCGTGCGATTGCGTCGTCGCTCATCGTGTAAACCGCGCACCCGTACGGTTCTGCCTTTTCGACGGCCACGTAATACATGCGCGAGATCGGATACTCCAGAATCTCGTTGATCAACGGCAGATAGAATCCCGCTTGCCGGTGGTAACCGTAGGAGAACGCAGCCCTCTCGAAGTTGCGGAACGCGTCGGAGTCGAGGCTCTCGACCGTCTTCACGTCCAGCGCGTAAGGGTGAAAGTCACTGATGTCGCATCCGCACGGAGCGAACCAGTCGGTCCGACATTGCAGAGCGCCGAGTGCGTTCGGCTGCAGCTTGCGCCAAGTCATCTCCGGCATACCTTCCGCGAGTAGCCGTGACGCGATTGGATGCGCCGCCACCGCCTCGCGCATCGCCACGACCTGCGCCATCTCGCCGGCGTCCAGCAAGGTTTTGTCCGCGTGCTGAGCGCTGAACTCGGCGAACTGAATCTTGCCTTCTTTCGTGCGTCGGTCGCAGTCCGGCTTCTGAATGTAGCGCGCTGAGAATTGCTTTTCTTCGAGCACGGCGCAGTGGACCGCGGATCCCAGGCGGAAGGCGCTGGTGTCCTCTGGTGGTGGCAGAGTCTTGGCGACATACTTTTTGTAATACAGCGCCGGCCGGCGCCGGTAGCACTCGAGCTTCGAGTGACTGATTGCCGGGTTGGCGTGGTACTGTTCGATGGACTCGATCATGGCTGTGCCTCCAGCCCGAGCTTGCTTTGCAGCGGATCGATCTCGGTCTCTGACTCGTCTTTGTATCGCACCGACCAGGAGATCTTGACGCCGACCTTCGGCGCCGCGGCGAGCGAGTCCCACTCGACGGAGAAGGCGACCTTGGCCTTGGGCTCAGTCTGATTCTCGTCCTCGATAAATCCGTCTTGGGCGGCCTTGGCGATCGAGGCAAAGTTTGTTTCGAGCAGCGAGCGGAATTGCTCTGTCGCTGCGTTGATGATGGCTGTCTGTTTTGTTTCGTTGTCGTTCATGTTTTTATTCCTTTCTGCGTGAGTTCCAGAAAAATGCGGCGCCTTTTTGTACGTCGTGGCTGCCGATAAAGCGCCCTCGGTCATCTACTGCCTCGCCGATTTTGTTTCGCCTAGTAGTAGTTGGATCAAAGGCCGGCACGCGCTTTGGTTTCGCGATTTCTTTGTGTACGTCTTTGCGACGGGTCGGCACTCCGGTAATTCTCTCGCGTGGTTTGGTCATTTATCCGTTGATGGCCTCGCTCAGTCCGCCGGCAAGCTTTTCAGCCAGCGGCGTGACGTTGATCTCGCTTGGCATGTCCCGGGCTTCTTCGGCGGTTCGAAGGCCTTTCAAGATATCGCCGAACTGGTCACGGAGCAGGAATCCGCGGGCTCGGAATTTGCACATGCGTTTCGGATAGTCCGTCCAGGGTCCGGCTTTGCCCGCGAGCTTCGCCGCCTTGGCGTCGCCCATCGTAAACGTCTCGCTGGCCGGGTCGAAGCCCTTGCGCTGCACCGTGACGGTGAATCCGTGCGAGTCTTTGCCAGGCTCACCGACCTCGGTCTCCTTGTATGAGACGAGCTGACCGCTGGATCGCACCAGGGCAAGCGCCGCGTCGCCGTAGATCGCCGGCCGACCGTTAATCACGGCCATGTTTTGGAGCGCCGCCATCGGCGTGAGTCCGATCTCCATGCCGAACTGAATCGCGATCATGACCGATTCGGGCTTTTCCATTCCCTTCGGCGCCCAGCCGCTGGCGACGACCGCCCGGGCGAACCGGAAAGCTTCGTCGATTGATTGAAGTTGCACGCCGTTTGAGCCGAACTGGATCGGCGATTTCGGAGCGGTCTCAGCGACCGCGATTGTGTTGTCTGATTTTACGTTTGTGTCCATGTTGTATCGTGTGTGTTTCGTGTTCCCGCCGGTCGTCGTTGGCCGGCGGGTTTCCTTTTGGGAAAGTGTTGCTCGCGTATTTTCGCACCGGCACGAGCGCCGTCGGAGGGTTAGGTTTATGCTCGGGACCGCCGAGAAATTAGAACGGCACGTTCTCGCCGTCGTCGGCCGGCTGCGACGCCAGGACGATCGGCGCGCCGCTCTTACGCTGCTGCCAGAGCGTCCGGCACGCGTTGAGGAGTTGCACGTCGGCCTCGCGTGGCGCGAATGGCGTCCCGTCTTTTTTGAGCTGAGCCGGCCGGTCGGCGCCGTACCAGAGCAACTGCTTGTCGCTGAGAGAGGAAATCGGCGTGCCCGCGTTTTTGCCGAAGTGGATCTGCACGCTGCCGGCGTCCGCGATCTCGATGGCCGGGGGCGGCAGATCTCCTGGTGTGGCGATCTTGATGGTGGCCGCGGGTTGAGGCGCCGCGGCTGGCTTAAATTCAAGAGCTGCGCGGATGGCGCGGAGCTCAGTGAGGATCTCGTGATGTTGTTCGGTTGTCATTTGGTAAAAGCTTTAACGCGGGCGCCGTAGGATTTTGTAGCGCCCTTAAGATGACCCCTGGGCCCGCCATTATGCACGCGCGCCAGGGTCTCGATATCGCCAGCCGCCCAGGCTTCTGGCGCGTAGCGTTTAAGGTAGGCGGTGGCGACCCGCTTGCTGTATTCGAGATCCGCCAGGCGCGAGTAGTCGCCGGCCACTCGACTGTCCTGGTGGTAGCCGCGATGGATCTGGAGCGGTCCCAGGGCCCGGCCTTGATCGCCTACGATTGGCCCGGTGCGCCCGGAGGTCTCGACGATGTGCAACGCGCGCCAGAAGCCAGGAGCAGGAGCCGCGTGGCAGGTAGCGCAGAGCGCCAGGAGAAGGATGAGTGATTTCATTTCGTAAGTTTGGCCGCGTTGCGTTTGGCGTTGGCGATCTGGCGAGCCGTGCAGCCTGCGCCGATGGATTCGGCGAGAGCGATTGCGCGGTCGGCGCGCTGTTGATCGGGCGCGGTGATCGCGAGGACTAGAGCTTGGGTGAGTGCGGATTGGGATGTCATGTTTGATTGCGCGCCTCGGCGTTAATTCGCGTCGGGTGGCACCGGAAAACCCCGCGCCTCCGAAGAGGTAGCGGGGTTGTTTGCGGTGGTGGGTTATTTCACGCGGCAAGTCTTACCGTTCCGTCGCGGAAAGCTGTAACCAATCCCCAAGAGGTTTGGATGTTGACCGAAATAATTGCAGAATCGCTTGAGAACATTTTGTCGGCGACTTCGTGAACTTGGAGCAGTGAGGTGATCATTTTGTTTTGTTTTGTCGTCGGGTTAATTCCCTCCGATGAGCAAACCATACACATCCGGCCCGCGATGTGAAGAAAAATGTGCGCGAAGTATCGCACGCAATCCGTGCGCGTTGATAGTCAACGGCTTACGTCTGAAGAAAAAACAGACTCAACTCGGAATCACTGCACGAAGTGGATCGTGAATCGTCGCCCGCCGTCGCTGATGTTGGATCCGTCGATGGTCTCCACCTTGAAGACCGTGGCGTTGCTCGTATTCCCGGCGGCCGAGTAATCGTGCGCGATCAAAAGGTTGTTCGGCGGGTCAACGCATTGAGCGAGCACGTAGTTTTGCACGGTCCCGAGAGAGTGCGTAAACGTGAAAGTTGTGCTCGCTGCGCCCACGGATGTGAAGGTCTCGACGTGTGAAAAGCGGTTGATGCCGAGGTTCGCTCGAGCCGTGGCCGGGCTGGCAACGTCCGAGAGATTCGAAGCTTTCTGCGCTGCTCCGGTGATGCGTGTGTCGTTGCCCTCAGCGACCGAGGATCCGGTTGTGCCAAAATTGATCCCAAGCGAATTGTTCCCAATTTGGTTTGCGTTGCCGAACGATGTCCAGGCCGACGCGACTCCGCTCCGGTTGACTGAGCGCACTCGGACAAAGCCCGGCTGCAGAGTTGTATCGTAAAACACGTAACTCGCCTCGAAGATTTCCGCGTTGCCCCAAGTGTAATCGACCGCGGCGTCACTGTTCGTGAACGTCGCCTTGACCTCGTAGTAAGCGAAATCGAGCTCCGTGTTTTCCTGCCAACGTGCAAGCGACCCAAAAGCGAACACCGCTCCAATTTTCCTCGGCTCGACATCAGGAGAGAGCGCCGGGGAAAGCGGAATCGGAGCCGCCGGCGCCGTCGTGTTGCTCGGTGCGGTCTGGCTGAGCAGACTCGACACCGCCGAGAGCGATCCCGAGAACGAAATCCCGCGCGCTGCAAATTCGTAGGCTTGGCCGACAGATAGATCGTCGATGCTGACCGCGTAGGAAACCGAGGAGTTGATTTGATTTCCGATAATGAAATCGCTCGCGCCGCTGCGCCGGTAAAGCACGTCAAGAGCGACCGCGCCAGTTGGCAACGGTGGAGCCGTGAGCGATACGCGAGCCAGGCTCGTCCCGTCCGTTGCAAGATAGACCGTGGTGCTGATTAAGGTCGGAGCGTTCGGCGTAGCTGGCGCCGTTGGATCGATCGGGCCGGCCGTGATGACTGACGGCGTGGCCTGCACGTAGCTCGTGAAGCCGCTGACGTTCTCGACGGAGTCGTATGCGGTCAGCCAATAGTAATAGGTCGTGCCGATGTTGACGTCCGTATCGACGAATCGCGACGCGCGCACTTCGGCGACCTTGTCGGTGTTCGCGTTGGCCGGCGTGACTGCCGACGTTTTTCGATAAATGCCATACTCCGAAAAGTCAGGCTCGGTGTTGTCGTTCCAGTCCAGCGAGACCGCCTTGCCGGTTCCGATGGCTGCGCTGAGCCCGGTCGGAATAGCCGGCGCCGTCGTGTCTTGCGCGACGGTGATCGATCCAGCGAGGTAGGTCGTGGTGATGCCGAAAATGCTCTTGCCGTAGAGACGCACGTTGTAGTTCGTCCCGATCTTCACGTCTGACGAAATGTAGTCCTCGGTCGTCGCTCCCTCGACGCTATTCCACGTCAGGTATGTTGTGCTTGCGGCCGGCTTGTATTCGATGACGACCTCGCCGTTCGACTGAATAAAAGCCTCGGCCGGCGGCGTCCAGCCCACGCGGATCCGCGGCAAGATCGTGCCGTCGGCCTGCACGAGTTGGGTCGTGCCGTCAGCCGTCAACGAAAGGTTCGTCGGCGCCGCCAGGGTGAACGGATCCGGGAGCGTCGTGTTGGGCGAGTCCTCGACGAAGATTTCCTCGTTCACGTCCCAGCTGTAAATCTCTGAGTCCGTCTCCCGGAGTGTCATGTCGATACTCGCCTGCGGAGGCGTCCCGTCGGCAGCAAAATTCCACTCCATCACCTCGAAGACCTTGGAAGACCAGCCGAGTTTTTCGTTGGTGATCATGACCGTGTCCCCGGCGCGGACCTGCATCGCCTCGAGCCGGAAGCGCGCGGAGAACGTGATTTCCTCCCTGGCGCGGCGTAGCTCGAGCACCGCGAGGCGTTGCGCGCAGCTCGGCGAGGTCGTGAACGGCAGCACCACGTCGCGGAAAAATACGTTCCCGTTGTCCTGGCTGACGTAAGTCGTCGAGCTGATGGTCGGGAAGTCCGTGACCTGCCAGTTGTTCGTCTCAGAAACGTAAACGCCTTTGACCGAGTTGACCCGGTCTCGGGCGCTCGTCTTGGTCTGCACGTTAATCGGTCCCACGAAATGCTTCTCGGTCAGCGTCACCGTTGGGATCCGGTAGGCCGACGCGTACGGCACGATCCGGCCGCCCGTGTAGGCGATCAGGCCGCCCATTGCCGACAAGAGCTTGCCGATGTTCTCGTCGGGGCTCGCGCTCGTCACGATCACTCCGTTAGCCTCGTAGCGGTTTTCGTTGGCCACCGGCGAAAGTGGCAGGATCCGCACTTGTTCCTCGCAGATCGTCGCAGCAACACCGAAGGCGGTGTCGTCCACCTCGGCCGAGGTCATTCCCATGCCCAGGGTCGTGTCGGTCAGGTAGTCGCGCAGACAGAGCGCAGCGTTGGCCGAATAGGCGGTTGTGCTCGTGCGAGGATCGAGCACCTTTTTGCCTCGAATCACGGCGCTGATGTTCGGGATCCCGGACGGAAATTTCTCCGCGTCCCAGGTCAGACGCACGTAGAGGTAAGCGATGCCGGATAGCTTGTGAGCCGTAGTCCATTTGCCTTCGGTGAGGCTCACAGTATCGGCGATCAGATCCGCATCCGCGGTATCGCCCGGCACGCCGAGCTTCTTGTTAATCCGCGCCACGCCATTGTAGAATCCGGTCGGCGTGTTGCCGGTCAACGGCACGAGCTCGTCGTTGAAATAAACCTCGTCGATTGCTTGGATCTCGTGGCCGGCAAGCGCCAGTACTATATGCAAATACTCGTTTGTGGTGCCGGTCGTGCTGAGATAAACGATGGTCCCGCTGACTCGGCATTTGCCGTAAACAATCGTGCGCGCTGAGATTGGATTGCGAACCGCCTGCGAGCGGTTTGAAAGCGAAGAATCGGCAAAGCTTGGCATCTTCGGCGAAAGCAGCTTCGACGCCGCCATTGATGCCGATGCGTAGGCTGCAAATTTCAAAACCGCCGCAACCGCTTTGACAGCGGTGAGGTAAATCCCTGAGGTCGCAACTGCGCCGGTTGGCACGCCTGCAAAAAATGCAACTGCCTTGATTGCGGCTGAGGTAAAAATGGCTTGTGGCATATTAAATTCTCCAAGCTGTCTCGACGTTTGTAATCGGACCAAAGATCAGACCAGTCTTAGCTGTGAAAACAGTTGTCTCGCCGAGACAAATTCCGAGCGTCATCCCGCGCCCGGTTTCTTGGGCAACGATGTCGCCGCGGCCGACCAGCTTCGATGCGATGCGTTGCAGACCGAGCGCATCGACCAGAGCCTCCACGCCGCCGGCCTCGTCCAGAGCGCGCGCCGCACCAAGCGCCGACGTGTAGCGACCGCGCCAGGCCTTCGCGTGATCCTCGCCCGTGCAGATCTCGACCCAATCCGCTGCAAACGTGCAGCAGTCGTTCGAGCCCCAGGCGAAAGGTTGCTCGCGGCGCGCTTCGATAAATTGCGCCAGGAGATTCGGCCAGTTGTCGCGTCGTGCTGGCATCACATGTAAGAGGTGACCTCGGTCTCTCCGCCGCCTTCGTTGATCGGTGCAGCGAGCTTTGCATCGCCCCAGTAAATTTGTTTTTCCTGGATAGCGTTCACGAATTCCAAGCCAAGATCAGGAGGGCTGACCGGGTAAAGGTTTTGCTGTTCCTCGTGGGTGTATCGCACTTCGCGTGGCCGGCGGAAGTCCACCAGCTTATTCTCCGCGGTCATGATGATCGTGGATTCCTGACCATCGTCATTGATGGACATTATATCCATGCGGCCAGCGAAGATCGTAACCGGCGATGAGACCAGCGCGCCGGTTGCATCGAGCGCCCCAAATAGCACCGAGCACTCCTTGCCCTGGTAGTTCTCGGTGAGCGCTAGCGACACGTAAGCCGCCGGCACACCCGAGAGCTGGAAGTTAATTCCGCGCGCCGCCAGGTCGGTCGTTTCCTCGACGGGCGAGATTGTGCCGAGCGTGCCAATGCCCTGGTAGGTCACGCTGCCGACCGTGATCGTACCGTAGCCGCTCCAAAGCCTGACCGGCGTCGAGAACGAAAACGAAGCGAGCAAGATCGGCGAGAGCTGCGACGCGCTGACCTCCGTGACCATGTTGGCCGAGAGCGACCGGCCTGCGGTGGTGATGCTCATGACTCGACGTCCTCGATGATGGCAAAGCCGACGCCGTAAATGCTCGCCTCACCGATTGACCACTCGGTGCTCGGCGATGCCAGGCGGAAGACGCCCTGTGCGCGAGCTGCGTCGTTGGGCTTGCCGTAAACGATAGATGTGCCGCCCGCGTAGCTTTTGCGCAGCGCCGGGAAAACGTCCACGCTCGACGACGAGTTGGATTGGACGACCTTGTAAAGCGAGGTCGAGATTTGCAGCCAGTCGCCGACGGCAAATTGCCCACTCGCGCCGCTGATGCCAAGCGTTGTCCCGTTCGCGGTCGCGCTGGAAACGGTGAGTGTCCCAGTGACGCCGCCTCGGTTCGTCGGGTTGGCGTAGTCTTGAAAGTAAAACGTGCCACGTTGCGCCTTCAGCAGAAAGGAAATGATCTCCTCGGCGTCCGCGCGCTTCATCGGCGGGCAATCGACCGATCCGAGCCAGGCTTGGCCTGGCCAGTTGTATTGCTGGGTCTGGAGCGTAAACGGCGACGTGTTGCGCGAGGTCGCCGAGACGCCCGTCAACGAAAGTTGCGAGAGGTTGAACGGACTCGGCGGAGTGAGTGGATATGAAATAGCCATGAGGATCAGGCAAATGCTGCGCGATATCCACCGCCGCGGCGAACCATATCGGGGATCTCGGCCTTTAGCCGACGCCGCTCCTGGTCGAGAATCGGCACGAGTTCGGCGCGCGAGACGCCGGCCGCGATGTTGTAGTTGACCGTGACGCCTCCGCTGCCGGATCCGCCTCCGCTCATCTTGTTATTTGGCACGATGCTGCCCGATGCGTGCGGCACGAAAAGCTCCGGTCCTTTTTCTCCGACCATGTAAGCGCCGCCTGCGTTCACGGGTCCGCCCTCGGCGCGCATGCCAGAAAGGAAGGTTCCGATTCCCTTCGCGAGCGGCTGCGTTATCATGTTGCTGAAGACTAGCCGCACTAGGTCTTGGCCGATTGCGCGCAGCGTGTCGCTGAGTTTTTGACCAGATAGAATTGCATCCTCGAATCCGGTGGCAAGAATTTGGCCGGCGTCGTCGAAGAGTCTGTTTTGCTCCTTCATGAGAGCGTTAATTTTTTCCTCACGCGCTTGGATTCTTGGAAGAAGCTCGAGTAACTGTTCCTTTGTCCTGATTTGAATCTGCGTATTTTCCTCTGGAATGTCTCTTCTTAAACCAAAATCCTCGCGCGCTCCCAGTAAATCACTCACGCGCATTTTGTCCGCTTGAAGGTTTTCGCGCAACTGTTCAATGGTCGCAACAGATGTTTGGCTTTGAACGACCCCCAGTTGCTCGGTTAGTTTCTTGAGTTTTTCCGTCTCTGATACTTCGTCTTTTCTCAGGTCATTTAAAATCTTTTGGAGCTCAACTTCTTTTTTCGCGGTAGCAACTGGATCGCCTTTTCCGCGCATTGCTTCCAGTTCTGCACCGAGCGTTTCGGCAAGATTCTTTTTTGCCGCAGTCAGTTGCTCCTGCGACATTCCTATCTGGTCAAAGTCTTTTTTTAATTCGGCCAGCGTTGCGCCCGATGCCTCAATCTCTTTCCTGAATTTCACGAATTTCAGATCGTCGAGCTTTTGCCTGATTTCGTCTTTTGTAAGTGGCGTAAAAGCGTTTCCTATGCTGATGCCAACTTGCGCTAGAGCTAGAGGCAGCTTCATGAAAAGGTTCAACGTATTCTCGACGAGATTCTCCATCTGAATCGCGGCCACGATTTGCTCGTCGCTGAATCCTACTTCTTCGCCAGCGGTCGCGACCTTGTCCAGGCGCTGCTTCATCATGTTCAGCGCGCCCATCACGGCCTCGCCACCGAACGCCAGCTTGGTGATCTTGGAAATCGACTGCGTTGATTTCTCCAGCTTACCGAGCGAGTTCTGCACGCTAGCAAACGCGGCTTTCGTCGCATCGACCGCCCGGAGTGTGAATGATGCTTCAGCCATGTTGTTTTAGTTTTCGGTTTTGGTATTCGATGTAAGCAATCCAGCCGGTCAATTCCTGCGCCGGCATGGCAAGAATTTCATGGGCGCATTTATGCAGTCTGTCTGCCAGAGCGTACACGGTCAGGAAGTCGGCCGCCTCCCCGCCGTAGATCAGTTTTTTAGGTCGTCCACCTTCGGCGCATCGTCCGCGAGAATAGCGTTTGCGATGCGGCCGACGACGTTGCTGTCCGCCTTGTTTAAGAGGGTCGGCTTGTGCTCGATGGTAAACAGCTTCACGCCGTGCTCGTCGGTCGCCTTCATGATCAGGATGTCCACCAGGAGCTCCATGTCGTTTTCTTTGCTGCGACGATAGAGCCGGTTCTTTTCCGAGAGCGTGACCGGCGATGCGTGCACGACGAGCTTCCACTCGGGCACGTCGATCTTGCGCGTGCCGAGTGAGGCGAAGTGTTCTCTGACTTGATCGATTGCGTCCATGTGTGTGTGTGTTTTGCCTGCGAGATTAAGCGGTCAACGTGCTTAGCGGTCCGTTACCTTCGAAGGCGATTGAGCCCTCGATGATGCCGTCGAAGCTGGCGCTGACGTTGAACTGGGTGACGATCGCGGCGCCGGAATAGTAAACATCGCCGGTCGTCGAGCCCTCTGGATAAAGGTTCAACGTGACCGAGCTTCCGATGGTGATCAGGAGCTGGCCGGCGTCGGTCTCGTCCCAATAAAGGTCGCCCGAAACCGAGAAGGATTTCATGGATGCGAGCCGGGTGCGGTAGGTGTCGCCGATGACGGAGTCTTCGACGGTGTCGGACGTATGGGTCAGAGCGTAGTTGCGTAGCTCGCCAATCGTCGTGCTGGATAGTTTGATGAGGCCTTCACGGCCGAGTTTGGTTGCCATAAAATTAGGTTAGTCGGTTGAAAAGTAGATGCAGTTGAAAGTGTGACGAGCCGATCCGAAGCGCCGGTCCTCATCTGGCTCGATCGTATAATCGACTGCCGTCAAATGCAGATCTTGACATACGCCACCCAGCGTCACGTCGGCGAGCACGGCCGCCTCGACCGCTGCGCTCCCGGTGTCAAAAAGATCGTCGATCAAATAGGTCCCGCTCTCGGCGACAAAGTAGTCTACAATGAGCTGGAGCTGCCGGTATTGCGTGCGGTTGCTCGGCCCGAGCGTGCGGACCTCGATCTGCTCGCTGACGGCGTAGATCGCTGCGGCCGGGAAGCTGATACTGGCGATCGTGTTGTTTCGCCCGCGGAGGATGTTTGCCGTCGGCACGACAAGAGCGCCGGTCAGCGCGGCGCCGGTTGCGTTGCGGATGTTTGTGCGGGTGCTCATGCTGTTGGGGTTTTGATTGGCATCGCACCGCCGACACGGGTGAAGCCAAGATTGACGGCGCGGTTGGCAAGAACGGCGGCGACTTTCCTGGTGGTTGTTTTGATGCGTGAATTTATAGTCCCGTCAATCATGCGCTGATAATTTGAGATCTTCACGTTACTAGCCGTAGCCTTAATAAATGGATCCGGTCCAAAGGTAGAACGCACCGAACCAAAAAGCGTATTCCCTCCAGCTTGTGGCTTAAGTTTGTCGCTGAACTTTTTATAGCGCGCGCCAGTCACTATTGCGGATGACCTCCAGCCGCTGACACTCCAGCCAACTCGATCTTCCATCGTCTTTCGTACACGACGAAAATCCAATCCAAACGCAAGGACTCGCGGCTTGCCTTCAATTCTGCCGTTTGCGTTTCGCTTACTGCGATGATATTTCTTGATAGCATCTTCGCTTTCAAGCAGAGGCTTTCCGTAATAGTGTGAGAGCTTAGGATTATTGAGCAGCAGGCGCAACTTCTCGACCTTACGATTGCGAACATATCTAGCCATCGATTTATAAAATCCGCCTTCGGTCGCCTTAGCTTGTAGGTCTTGGTAAACCAACGGTTCCGCGAGCTTGTTAAAATCTCCGCGCACCGCGTTGACGCCTTGGGCCTTTTGTTTTGGACGGGTGAATTTCACGATGGTCTGGATCGCGTACTTGGCTTCTTCTTTAATCACCGAGCCAAGATCAACTTTTGCCGCTTTCGCCAAAAGATGTAGCTGCATTTCAAGCTGCGAAAAACTGGTTTTAATATCAATCATATCGACTTGCAGACTTCGATTTCGCAGCCGGCGCCCTCAGCGTCCAGGGTCACGCGCTCGATGAAATAGGTGATGCCCGCCCGTGAGAGAGTCTGCGTGACCTGGGGCACGGCGCTGACGCTCGAGGTCAGTAGGAAAACCGTGAACTTACTGTCGTCGCGACGCTGGTCCTCGAAGTCCGCGAAAGCATCGCGCGATGACGACCAGACGCCGGTGATCGAGGTGCTCTGATACGTGAACGAGATCCCGGCCTGCGCGAGTATCGCCGAGAAGTCGGAATTGATCTGCGTCGGGTCGAAATCTCGGACGGCGGCCATATAATTGTGCGACTTGTCAAACGGCGCCGAAGTGCAGCGCGTGCAGCGCCGGCCGGTTCGCTTTGAGCCAGGGCTCGGCATCGGCCATGCACCTGGCTGCGTCGTTGCCGCACGTCTGTGAGCCGACGTGGTGCACGTAGGCTCGGGAAACAAAGTGCCGGCGCTTCATGTCCGCGCATTGCACGTCGTCGCTGAACCAGTTGATCGGAGGAAAATCGACCCACGCATCCCGGTGGATCCACGCGCAGATCGGCGCGATGACCGGCGTCTCAATGATGCTGCGCTCCGATTCGAACCGCAAGAAGTCCAGGCGCCCGGAGCCGCAACGGATGTTCTGCAATCCTCGAGCATAGTCCGACCTGGCTGCGACGTAGCCAAGATCGGCGACCGCCTCCTTGAGCAGAGCAACGTCCGCCAGAAGCTTCGCCCAGGTCGTCGGCGTGAAAACGATATCGTCGTTGCAGATGATGAGCTCGGTGTGGCGCGTGAAGGCGTCACGCATCGCAAAGTTGTAGGCCTCGCCGAACGTAGCGCCGACCTTGAAATGCACGTGCTTTTCGACCCCGGCCGGCACGTAGGCCTTGATCGAGGCGAGCATGACCTCGAGACAAGCCGAGTTGACCGTGCAGATAACGATGGCCGGCTGCTCACTCATGGCTTTTTTGTCCCGAGGATCTGCTCGATGTTCTCGGCGTCAATCAGCGTGCAGCCACTCGCCAGGATCCGCTCATCCCAGCCGTGCGGTGCGACCATGCCATCCTCGGCATTGACCTGGATGACGCCCGGATCCGCTGCGCTGGGCTCGCCCACGTCGTGCAGGAATTGCTTGGCCATGTTGATCGTCTCGGCATCGTCGGCGCGCACTATGAAACGGTGCTCGATGCGGTCCGGTTGCGCCGCCGTCGAGAGCCACGCGTCGCGGAATGACACCGATCGGGTCGAGTTGCCGAGGGTCTTTTGCATGATTCGAATCCTCGGCTGGGTATGCTTGTGAAACACGAGCTGCATCGCCGCGGCGTCGTCCAGTTGGCCGGCGAGACGAAACGCCCGAGCCGCCAGGTCGTGGCCGGCCCAGTTGTACCATTTGACCTCGTGGGTCCACGGCCGCTCTTTCTCGGTCGGCTCCGGCAATGTCAGCATCCGCGACGCCCAGAAGCTCGCCCGCTTGCCGTCGTTGCGCTCAAACGCCAGGAGGATGATTGAGGCAATGGCCTCCCGGCACCAAGGGAAAACACCGTGCGCGCTCATCGCGAAGCCCATCGCCTCACGCCGGGAAGCGACGAGCCTGGCGAGATTCAGCTGGACCTCGTACCGAAAAGAGTCGTCGAGGTTGGGGAAGCTCAGCGCGATGCGGCCGAACTGCTCCGCGGCCGTCTTGTTGCCGGCGCAATAGTGCTCTTGGTGCACGTAAAAATACTGCGTTGCAGACTCGGCCACGCTCCGCCCCAGGATCGCCAGGTTCCGCTTGCGGTTGTCCTGCTTGATCGAGATCGGCTTGTGATGCCAGATTGGCGTCGCCCAATCGAAGTGCCGATCGTTCGGCAGCAGAAGCAGGTTCTCGTGTACGTCATGGTGCCAGATGCGCCCAGACACAAACGCCGAGCGCCGAATGATCCGTTCGCGGTGCAGCTTTTTGCCGGTGCCGTGCACATCATACGGGCAGCGAAGCATGAGCACGTCCTCGGATAGCTCGGCGAGTCTGTCCCGGAGTTTGTCAGCATCCGCGATCACGTCGTCGCAGTCCGCCCAGATCAGCCAGTCGCCGCACGCCTGGGCGAAGGATTGGTTACGCGCGCGAGCGAACGAATCGACATGCTTCCAGGCCTGTGCCGTGGCGCCATTCTTGTATTCAGAAAAGATAAAGCCGACGGAATTCTGCATGCACCAGTCGCGCACGATCTGCTCGGTCGCGTCCGGTTCCTGGGAGCCGATGGCGCGCACGAGTGAGACCTCGTCGATCACGCCGTTAAAGCTCTCGAGCATGGCGCCGATCTGTGCCGCTTCATTGCCCGCAATTACGCAAAGAGAAAGTATCATGGTCGTCGTTGTGTGTGCGTCAGGTCTTGCGGATCTCCTGGAATGGTCAAAACAAAAAGCCCCACGCCGTAAAGCGTGAGGCTTTAAGATCAAAATCCGTTTAAGGATTAGGAATACTGAGTCGTCACGAGCTGACCGGCGTTCGAATTGACCACCTTCTCGGCGGTATATTGCGAGGCGCGGACGATGTTCGACTTGATCGCCTCTTCGCGATAGGTCGAGACACCGATTGCTGGACCGTACTCGGACCAGTTTAAGGTAAAGCCAGCGCCGCCACCGAAGTAGCCGGCGGAGCCATCGGTAACGGAACCGACCCAGATGTAGGTGTTGGCCCAGGCATTGGCAGCGGAGAACGCAACGCCTTCGGGGGCGCTATCGTATGAGGCGCGACCAATCAGGACCTCAGAAACGCCAAATACCTCCGCGGCTGCTTGGGTAGAAGCGTTGAGGATGGTGTCAGTCGAAAGACCGGTGCCGCGGAGGCGGTTCTGGAATTTCGTGCTGGCGCGAACACGGGTCCATACTGGATATGGAATGACCACCTTGAGGTTGGTCGTAGATTCGCCCTTGGAGAGCAAGCGATCGATGGCCTCTTGCACGTCTTGACCAGCGTCAAACGTAGCGAGATTCGCGGTCGTGTAAGCGGTGCCGGAGTTCGTCGCGGTGAAAGTGCCACTGTCGAAGATTTTAGCAGCGACGCGAAGCTCGTGCGCCAGGAGAAGTTTGCGCTTGGCGAGCTTGGCGGCGATGACTTCGGCGTCGAAGAAGCGAGCAACGTCGAGGGTGACGGTATCGTCAACGGCCTCTTCGTAACCGTACTCGAGCGCGGTGTAGGTGTCTTGCACGAAGGCGCGGGTGCCACGAGCGTAGGCGCTGTATGGCGAGCGGTTCTTCATGTCGCTCTTGAGGAGCTGACCTTCCTTCAAAACGAAGGATGGATATTGGCCGGCGCGCACGGGCACGTCGAGGATTGGCATGACGGCGGTGCCGATCAGGCCGGCCTCAAAGTCTTTTGCCTGCTCAACTACACCGGCGATATCGCCGCGGAAAATGGCTGCGGAATTGCTATACATGGTAATTTATTTTTTAAGGGTTAGAGATTCTTTGGCAGCATCTCGATGATGGCCGAAGCGTCAGAGGCGGTGGTGAGAGATTTGCCCACCGTTATGCTCCCGGTAATCGCCACGGTCCCGTTGGCGGTTGTGAAGAGAGTATCACCTACGGTGACCGGTCCTGCGAGCAGGGTGGCTTTGACGGTGTTGCCACCGAGGAATTGAACGGTGACGAAGTCGCCGCTTGCAGCGTCGATCGTAGCCACGCCGTCAGGCAGGGAAGCGGTGGCGGAAAGACCGACGCCTCTATTGCTTGAGATTGATACGAGGCGGTAGGCCGTGATGGCCGAATTAGCGACAAAACTGCCGCTGTTTTGGTATGAAGTTGCCATGGTAGTTTAGATTAGAGTTTGACGAGTTCGCCGCCTTGAACGCGTGCGCGATACGCAGCGTAAAGGTCAGCATGGTTTTTGATCGCGAAGGTGATGGCCGAGGATTTGTCGCCCTTGAGCTCGGTGGCTTTAGAGGCAACGACATCTTCGAACTTCTGGACCTGCACGACTGGTTTGACTGCTTCGGCCGAGGCAATCGGAGCGGCTGGCGCACCGAACGACTTGGCAAATTCTTTGACGGCAGCGAGGGCCGCGGTGTTGGCGGCGAGCTGCACGACTTCGTTTTGCGCGCTCATCATGGCGGGCTTGTCTTCTTTCGGAGCGAGAGCGCTTTCGAGCTTCGCGATCTTATCATTCATGCCCATCATGGCAGATTGAATCATGCCTTCGATGGCCTGTTTGAGGTCGTCATTCATAGGTAATTTGATTTCGATTTCTGCTTCCGGCGACTCGCTGACATCGCTCTCGAGTTTGAGTTTGCGCGCAAAAAATCCGTTCGGATTGGCAGCAGGTTCGCTGACAAGATCGACCGAGTAGATTTCCGAGCACCGTTGCAAAGTTGTGAGCTTGTCCGTGCTTTTTTCAGACGGACCCGAGAACGCAATCGAGAGCCCGAACGTGTCCGGGATCCGCTCGGCAATCTCTAAAATGTAAGCGCGATGGGGCGAGGTTTGCAGCAAGTGCAGATCGCCGAGCAGCTTTTCGCCGCTGATGCGCAGCGCATCGATGTAACCGACGATGTCGCCGGCGCCGCCACTGTGGTTCAGCTTAACTTTAAGCCCGCCGGCATATTGTTCGGCCGCGGTCTTAACCTGCGCCAGGGTCTTGTCGTCAATCATGACGCCGTGACCGAGCGCCGGGCCTTTAGTGATCAGCGAGACGCCGCGGATGATGCCGGATTCGGCGTCGATGACGCCGGCCGAAGCTGAGAAAGTGATGACTTGTTCCATCGCTGATGCGATGGCCGTCAAAACCGATCAGCGCTTGACCTTCTTTTTCCGGACCTTCGGAGCGATTGCTGCGGCCGGCTTCTTCTTCGCCCCGATCCAGGGAGCGACCGCAAAGACGATTCCCAGGCCGGCCGCGACGCTGGCGAAGCGCTCGAACGTGAGCAGAGCCTGGTCCGCGGCGTCCTTGTGCGTGCGCGAAAGAGCGAGTTGATCTTGCAGAGTCTTATTGATCAGACCCGTCATGGGCTCGATGACCGCGTATAGCTCGGCCGTCATGGCCGGCGAGTTGAGGGTTGAGATCTCGCCCCGGTCGCAGAGGTCTCGAGCTTTCTTGAGGTAGGCTGCGACGAGTTTGTGTTGCGCCAGGAGATCCGCCGGGTTGCCAAATTCCGCGAGCAATCGCTCGGCTTCGGCCTGGAGCTTGTTCAGCGACGCACAAAACGCCTTCGGATCGATCAGTCCCTTGCTCGCCTTCGCCTGGCCATCGACAATCTCGAGCCCGTAAACATCGAACAGCGGACTGAGCACGTTGCTCGTCATGGCGAATTCCTTGTCACTCGCCGCGATATGCTTGGAAACGCTTTTGACCGTGATCACTCCGACGCCTGCAAAACAGACGACGGTTGCAGCGAGCGCAGCGGTGATCAGTTTCGGGCTCATTTTTTCAAGAGCTTGCCCGGGTTCTTAGAATACTTTTTTGCGAGAGTCGTGAGCCCGTCGATAATCTCCGGCGCCAGGAGCCCGGCGACGCCGTAGGTCACGGCCTTCACCAGGGAGCTGACCTCGATCTGCTCGACGATAACCCAGGCAAGAGTCGAGACGATGGCAGCCATGATGACCCTCCGCACGCTGTCCCAGATCGTGCCCTGGATAGGGTTCGCCAGGAGTCGGGCAACCATGCCGGCGCCGCCGATGACCGCCGTCAGCCAGCCGGTTTCCTTCCAAAGTTTGGCGACTTCCATGAGATCCTTGTGGTCGCTCATTTTTTGCGAGTCATGCGATCACCGAACCACCACCCGATGCAGTTGAAAGCGCAGAACTGGATCTCGTCGATCATCTCAGCTTGCTCGGATGCCGTGACGCGAAAGAAAACGATGGTCACTAGAATCAAAAGAAGCAGCGTGATGAATGGGCGAAACAGCGTTATCAAATTGGCCGCCCATGCCGAAGTGTTGGCCGGAGGAGTTGCCGCTTGTTGGCTAGCCGTGAACGCATCCCACTTTGCTTTGTCGCTGGCGATCTCGGCCATTGCTTTCGCCTCTTCCAGCTTTCGTTTGTGATCTTGTCCGGCCTTGTAGTTCTCAAAAAAGCCGTTGCCGATGCGGAGCAAGACACCGAGTGCGCCGCCGCCTAGTGCGTTGGTGATAAGATCGAGCATGGCTTATACTGCTTTGGGATTCGTCAAACGACGGAACAAGAAATAGGGCAGCCAAACCCACTTTGGTATCTTGACCAGTTTTACATTGGTATTCTGCACCACAGGCATCTCAGCGTCCCACAGTTTGACACGAATTGGCTCGCCATCCGGTGAGCAGCAGTTGAGCAAGGAAACTCTGCGTGTAGGAGCGCGGCCTTTGACCCAGTAGTTGTCATATTGCCCTAGCTCCACCGTGCCGCTTACAACGCAGTTATAGAGCTTCAGCCCATCAATCGCGCCCTTCACCGTCACTGAGCCTTGAATGTCGCAGGATTTAAAGGAATAGCCGCTGCCGCGCACACAATCAATCGAGTCCTCGTGGCTAGATGGAATCACTAGTCCAATAGCCGTTAGGTTGTCCACATTGGAACATTTAAACAAGTCGTCCCACTCGCGTGGGTTGCTTGGAGCTTTCCAGTCCTCAGACGTAACGACCTTGCCGTTGTCCGCAGGGCCAACGTAGCTGCGCCAGTTTACGTCTTTTGTTCCGGACATCTTAGTCGGCTTTCTTCTCTTCCTTGGGCTTCAAGGCTTCGACGAGCACTTCCGCGCTTTTGCGGATGATTTCGTGTTGCTCGGCTGGCAGAGGAGCGAGGCGGGCGGCGGCGTATAGGTTATTTAAGGCTTGTTCAGTGTTCATGTGTTTTAGTTGGATTCGAGTGCGGCGACACGTTGGCGAAGCGACTGAAGTTCCGCAACTAGATTTGCGATGACTTCAGCGGAGCTGGCTTGCATACCTTGGTATTTCGGATTGCCGTCGCTATCCACGGCGTCTTTTTCACCAGTCACAGCAGATGGGCAAACCTCGGCAAATTCGTGAGCTAAGAATCCCGCAAATTTGCTGCCGTTGGATTTCCAAGTACCAACTTTAGGTTTAAGAGCGTCGATAAACGCTCCGCTGTCTGTAAGCGGGCCAGTAATGTCTTTTAAGCGATAATCAGATGTAGTATTATAAATCGTAATGGTTCCATTGGATGTAATACTCCCAACCGAGTTTCCACCATTGTAGAAAGTAATTAAAGCTCCGCTACTTGTCTTGTTATTTACATAAAGAACACTATTTGCGGAATCTCGGGTAAATACGGTTGCTCCAGTGGCAGATGCTCCAAATATACAAACACCAACTGGGTCTGAAGCAATACCGGATGGCGCACTACTCATTCCCACCAGCAGATTACCGCTGGTGTCGATGCGCATACGCTCAGATGAACTAGTATAAAACAACAAAGGTGTAGCACTATTTGTTCCCACAGTCATTTGCGTAGAGCTTATGTTTATAGCTCCTACATTAGTTTTTGAACTGTCTGTAATAATGATATTACGACCAAGACTGTCGCTGATAAGCCCTAAAGCACCACCATTTCCAGAGGCGATACCTGTGACTACTAAACGCTGCACTCCAGTATCTACGCCTGTGTTTGCTGTTACGCCCACCAGCAGATTACCTCCTAACGGATTAAGCATTAAGTTACGAACTTCGCTGGTGTTATTTCGCAACGCTTGAATCCACGATTCCTCTGTTCCAGCGCCATCAAAACCAAAGTTAAGTCCTGTTCCAGCAGCAGACGACGGCGCATATACGCCATCGCTGGAAATGTTAAATGATTTTGCTACTGTTAGTTTTGTAGCCGGACTCGCAGTCCCAATGCCCACCGACCCACTGCTCGTCGCAAAGTTGGCTCCTGTGGTGCTCGACAACGCGCCTGTCACCGCGAGTCCGGTGGAGGAGAATCCAGCTACTTGAGCGCCACCTAAGCCAACGCGAACAAGTGTACCACCTTCTAACCATAATGGCTGATAAGATGGACTTGTGCGATTATACGATTGGATAATGCTTTCCGTTCCATCCCAAAATAGTTCCATACCTGAACCGCTTGCTGGAACCGAATAACCGCGAACAGTAGCACCTAGACTTCCAGTAATAGCTCCACTCGCGCTCAACGTCGTAAACGCGCCTGTGCTGGCCGTCGTCGCGCCCACCGTGCCGTTGATGTTAATCGAGGCCGTGCCTGTAAGGTTCGTCACCGTACCGCTAGATGGCGTGCCCAATGCGCCGTTGAACAGCACCGGAGCACCCGCGCTGCCAGTGTTAATGGCCAAAGCCGTTGCGATGCCCGTTCCGAGACCAGAGACGCCTGTGCTGATGGGCAGACCCGTGCAGCTCGATAGCGTGCCACTGGAGGGCGTGCCGAGGATTGGCGTGACGAGGGTTGGCGACGTGGCAAACACCGCCGCGCCACTACCTGTTTCATCCGTAAGCGCAGCCGCAAGATTGGCCGACGAAAACGAACCGAGAGAGGTGGCGTTGCCAACTGATGTAACCGCGCCAGTGAGGTTGGCATTGGTGACCACCGTAGCCGCAAATGAGCCTGTACCACTACCTGTGACGCCGCCCGTAAGGGTGATGGTCTGGTCGCCCGTGTTCGTGCCGCTGAGGTTGCTACCCGTCACTGTTCCGCTTGCTGAAATCGACGTGGCAGTGGCCGCGCCCAGCGCCGGCGTGACCAGCGTCGGACTCGTGGCGAACACGAGCGAGCCGGATCCGGTCTCGTCGCTGACCGCCGCCAGGAGGTTCGCCGACGATGGCGTCCCGAGGAAGGTCGCGACGCCAGATCCCAGGCTCGTCAAGCCGGTTCCGCCGTTTGCGACTGCGACCGGCGAGGTGAGCGAGAACACGGATCCGGTCAGCGTCAGCCCGGTGCCGGCGGTGAACGTACCGGCGCCCGAGAATTGAGACCAGGGCAACGCGGTCGTGCCCAGGGTCCCGCCGGCGTCAGCCGTACAGACAAAGCCGCAGTCTCCGTTGAGCGTGCCCTGCTCGATAAACGTGAAAGCCGAGGTCAGCGCATCCCAGGTGTTCGCGTCGGTCGTCCGAGTCCACGATCCCGATGCGCAAAGATAAAGCCCGTTGTTTTGCGAGAGCGATTGGTTTTTGACCAGGACGCGATTGCCCGCGACGACGCTCACGCCATCGATGGTCTGCGCTCCGGTCAGCGTGATGTCCGCCGTGGTGGCCGCGACGCACGAGGCTTTCGCGTCGAGACCTTGCGCGACCGTATCCACGTAAAGCTTGTTAGCGATGTCGGTGGAGGCGGTCGGCGTGGTCGAGATCGTGCCGGCCGTCGCGGTCAGATTCGCGATCGTACCGAGCGAGGTCAGCGATGAAGCCGTGACCCCGGCCGCCAGGGTGTTGCCAGATAGCGTACCAGCCGGCGCAATGACCGCCGCGGTCGTGATCGAGGTCGTCAGGCCTTTCGCGTTGATCGTGATGATCGGGATCGCGGTGCTCCCTCCAGTAGATCCAGGCGTCGCCACGGTCGCGAGCGTACCGGCCGCGGTGACGTTCCCGGTGCCGTCGAAGCTTGGCGAGGTGTAAACAATGTCGCCCGTGATCGCAATGGTGCGCCCGGTCGCGAGAGCCGTCGCCGTCGCTGCGTTCCCGGTCGTGCTTCCGCTGGATCCCGTGACGCTGCCTGTGATCGGATTGGTGACGGTGAGTGAGCCGAGAGTCCCGACGCTGGTCAGACTCGATGCGGTTACGTTCGATGCCAGGGTCGTGCCAGTAAGCGTGCCGGCTGCAGCCGCAACCGTGATTGCCGCGGTGCCGTCGAAGTTCACGCCGTTGATCGCGCGAGCCGTCTGCAACGCCGTAGCCGTGGCCGCGTTGCCGGTCGTGCTACCGGAGGATCCGCTGACATTCCCGGTCAGGTTCGCCGTGATCGTGCCGGCGGTAAAGTTGCCGCTGGCGTCGCGTGCAACGATTGCGCTGGCGGTGTTCGCCGAGGTCGCAGTGGTTGCGCTGTTCGAGACCTTCGAAGCGGTCGAGATCGTCGCGAGCTTCGTGTCCACGATTGCGGCCGCTGCACTGATGTCTGCATCGACGATGCTCGTCGCCAGGTTGAGCTTTGAGTAAGCGATGGCCGCGCTCGCGTTTACGTCTGCGTTTACAATCACGCCCGAGGCGATGCTTGTTGCGTTGCCCACGCTCGTCACATCGCCGGTCAGATTTGCGTTCGTAGTCACGTTGCCCGCGGTCAGTCCTGCCGCGGTGCCGGTGATATTCGTGCCGATCAAAGCGGTCGGCGTGCCAAGCGCCGGCGCGATCATGGTCTTGTTGCTCAGCGTGTCGGCGGTCGATCGTCCAACCAGCGTGTCGGTTGCGTCTGGCAAAGTAACCACGCGGCCGGCCGTCGAGACGGCGTCGATCAAAGTGACTGCGCTGGCTGCGCTCGATGAGCTGCGGAAGCGGATGCCCTTGTTGAAATCGGTGCCGTCGCTGATCGTGAAAAGCCCGCTGCCCTTCGGCTGCAAATGCACGCCGATGTTCGCGCTCGCGCCCTCGGCGAGTACATGAAGCGGACTGCCAACACCGATGCCATTCTTGATCTCGAGGTAATCGGTCGCGCTCGCCACGCCGGTCAACCGCACAATGTCGTTACCGCCGCCGACGATCCCGACCGTGTCCGCCGTCGGGCGATAGAGTCCGGTGTTCGTGTCGTTGACAAAAAATAGCGACGGCGCCGCTTCGGTTCCGTCCTGTAACTCGATCTGTCCCTCGTCGCCCGTGATCGTGATCGTCGTCGGCGTCTCGGTGATGGTGATGTTACTGCCGGCCACCAGGGTCTTCGGCACGTAGTTCGGACCTTCGCTGCCTAGGATCTGACCGCTGCTTGGAATCGGCAAGAGGTCGGTGATCGATGTGACACCGCCGCCGCCGCCACTGTTGCCGCGTGCCGCATTTAGAGTCCAGTCTGCCGCGCTCCGGCTCGGCCGCTCACGGTTGCCGTCGATATTCGAAACAAAGGAATCGCCGTTCCATGTCACCAGGTCCAAGCGCTGATAGGTCTCACCTGGCGCCCACTTGCCCCGGGGATTCAAGCCCTTGGGCTCAGCGAATTCTTTGCGCAGTTGGTCGATTTCGCCCGCGCGAGGAAAGCGCGAGAGTTCCTCGGTGACGATTTCTTTGACCGCGTTCGGCAGCGCAGATGCAGCCTCGGCGATACGCGCTTCAGCCTTAGCCAACAGCGTTTCATTCTCGGCGCGCTCAGCCATCAACACGGAATACTTTGCAGCAGTCGTGTCTTCGAGTTGGACCGCCAGCTCGGCGATCTTTTGCTTGAGCGCATTGCCCAGCTTTGCGTGCTCGGCCTGGGAGTTGGTCAGTAAATAGGATTGCAGCTCTTCGCGCAGTAGTGGCTCGATCTCGTTGAGGTTGCGCTCGATCTCGACCGAGAGGTGCGTGCGCAACTCGGGCAGCGACTCGACGAGCTTCTTGAGCTCGACGCGCTGAATGATTGCCAGCTCGATGAGGTTGTCGATTTGAGTCTGAGTGTGGATCATGTTATTTCTTTTTAGCTTTAACCGTCTTGCTTAACTCGATGATAGATTTTTCTCCAACGATGCTTTGCTTGATCTCATCGACACGGCCGTTCTGTTTCGCGCGGAAATTCTGCACGGCGTCGAGCCACTCTTCGGGCTCCGGTGGTTGCAACGCTGCAAAGGTCTGCCGCACTTCGGCCGATGCTGCTTTGAGTTCCTTCGTGTCGGCCTGCTTATTCAGCCTCTCGACGATGGCCGTTGACCAGGAGTAGCCGGCGTCTCCCCCCCACCCGTTCCACGCCTGGTAGCCCTTACCTTGTTCGTCCCAGGTCTCGCCCTGCTTGTCGGCTTCATGCCGATCGAAAAATGCTTTCATGCGGCGCACGGTGTCCTCGGACATCGGCCGCTTGTTCATGATATCCCGTGCCCTGGCAATGCCGACGCTCGTCATGCCGCGCTGCGACATCGGCTTTTTCTCGCGGATCTCGAGCGCGCGCCGAGCGTTTTCCGCCATCGCGTTCGTCGGAATGTAAGAGTCGGTCGCGAAGTTGATCGTGACCAGGTTCGCATCGTTTTCGATCTGCTGGACTGGCTCGATTGCGGCCGGCGCCGCTGCAACGCTGGCGGCCTGTGCCTCGGCTGCGCTCGCCCCGACTGCGTCGCCGGCTGCGGCCGCGGCCGCGGGCGTGCTTGGCAGAGAGGTCGTGGTGAGGCGGATCGCCGTCTCCGGTACACCGTATTTGACCGCGAGTTCCTTCACAAAGCCGGCCTCGATTGCGATCTGCTCGAGCCTGGAGAACGCGTCGGTGCCTTCCTCGGCTGCGATCTCTTGCAGCGACTTCGCGCCCTGCCGGTTCTCGTTCATGTTCGCGGCGCTCTCGCGGCCAACGTCAATCGAGAGCTTGGCCGGGAAGCGCCACTCGCCCTTAGTCGCCCGGCGCAAAGCCTGCACCATCGTCTCGCCGGCAATCAAAGTTGGTGGCGCGATCTCGCCGCGGGCGATAGCATCGAGGATCACGGCGTCCTTGATCGGATCCAAGACCTTGTCGGTCAGCACGCCTTGCTGCTTCGTGAAGACACGATCGGCCGCGGCGAATTCTGCCCGCACGCTTGGTCCCTTGTAGTCTTGGGTGCCGAACAGCACGCCTTCTGGCACGCCGACGCCGAGCGCAATCTCGTGCATGAGATGCTGCACAAAGCCCGTGAACGCCTGCGATGGACGCGACGGCATGACCTCGACGCGGTCGGAGTTCTGGAAGTACCGAATCATGCCGACCTCGGTAAGCTCGTTTTTCTGCTGCTGCCCGTTCGGCAGAGTCATCGTAGGATTCGGCTGGAAAAGATTGCGCGGGTTCGCGGTGCCGCGGTCGTTGAAGATCAGCGCCGCCTGTTGCGACGAGAAGCGCACGCCGGCCTTTTCGGCCTGGAGGATCTCGTGGAGCATCCGCGCGGTCTGGATCGCGCTGTGCAGATCGGTGATGCCGCGGTATTGATCGACGCGAAACGGGTCGAAGTAATGGCAAAACTGATTCGCGGGGATGTCCTCGGCGCCAAAGTAAACGCCGTTGCGGTCCACGCGGAAGATCCGATATGCGACCGGCTGGCCGAAGTCGTTCGTGATAATGCCCTGGTAATAATTGTTCGACGCGACCGCGGTGTCGTTCGGGTTACCGATGCGCGTGGCCGGCACGAGTTGAAGCTTGAGCCCTTCGCCGCTGCGGCGAATCACGAAGCCACAGTCACCGTCGATCGGCCGTTCCTCGGCTGCGAGTTGCACCAGTTTCTTGAAGCTGTGCCGGTTCGTCACGTCGCAATTTTTGCACCATTGATGAAAATACTCGTCGATCACCCGGTTGTAATCGCGGTCGCCGGTCGTCGGTGAGTATTCGTGCGGCGTCAGGTAGAGGCCGAACTTGCGCGAGATCTCCCGCGCCTCTGGAAAGTTTTCCACCAGGTCGCGCGCCTCGTACATCATGACCACGCGGTCGCGCTGATTCTGCGAGCTCTCGGCCGGCTGAGCGTACTGCTTCGGCGAATACAGTCGATTGGTGCGCGCCGCGTTATACTCGAACAAAGACTTCTGCACGCGAGCCTCGAGACGCTTGAGCGCCCAGGTCGGTGCAATGTTTTCGAGCGCGCGATCAAGCCAAGGTTTTTGCGCGACTAATTTTGACGCGTCGAAGAAGTCGTTGCTCATGGTGTTTAGTTGCCGTTGAAGCTGATGAAGGTCGTATCCGTTGACGTTCCGGCCGCGTCGGTCAATGCGTCTTGCAAGTTGCCGAGCATGTTGTTCAGCGCGTTGAGATCCGCCCGGCTCACGCTCTTGCCGTTGAGGCTGTAGCTTTGGTTGAGCAGCACGGCCTGGATCGCGTCAATCGTCTTGGTCTTAAGCGCCGTCAGCGTCGCGGTGTCCAGTCCGAGAAATGGGTTGTCGAGCATACCACTGCTCGAAACGTCAAACTGGCTCAGTCTGTTACTGATGAGCGAGGGTCATCTGCGCAGTCTCGCGGGCGATGCGGGCGCATGCGGCGGTGTAATAGTCCGCGTCGATTTCGCAGGCGGTGAGGTGTGCGCCGAAGTAGTGGCACGCGATTGCGTGCGAGCCGCTCCCGAGGTGGGTGTCGAGGATGCGCTGGCCTTGCTTGGCGTAGTTAGCCAGCAGCCACGAGTAGAGCTTCACCGGCTTTTGAGTCGGGTGGATGTTCACGTATCCTTTTTCCATTTGGGCGCGGATTCCTCCAAGCCAGTGCATTGAGAACTTGCGCAGGTTTTTATCGAAGCTCGTCCATGCCAGCTCTCCGTCGGCGTAGTTTACGATTGGCGCATGCTTGTCCCAGAATATCCAACCACGCGAAACAGGAAGCGGAAAGTAGTTTCCGCCCCACACGATTTGATTGCGGCTCACGCGGCAGAGTTCCGCGAAGTATTCAGGAGGAGGCGGTGCGTCGTTCCATCCTTTGCTGACGTGTTTATTGCCGTTTTTTACGCCAGCCGACTTTTCCGAATCGGCTATTTCGCCCATTCCATACGGCGGATCGACGATGGCGAGGTCGAAATGCTTGTCAGGAAACTCACGCATCACGTCCATGCAGTCTGCAAGCCGCAGGTCCAGCGTTCCGGTAGCGTGGAAAATGGGCAAAGCGGGCGCCGAGATTTGCGCGCAATGTTCGAGCGAAAATGAGTCCATGTTTTTTATTTTCTAGGCTCAGTCTTTGACCGGCGTGTAGCGCAGCACGTTCGCGATCGTCGCCATGCAGAGCATCATCGCACTCGTGTCCAAGCCATGATTCGGCGCGTTGCTTTTTACCTCACGCCATTCCCAGACGCCGGTCCGGATCTCGACCTTTGACTCACCCTTTAGGTGCTCGAGGTAAAGCGGATTAACGTCCGCCGGCATCAGCCATTTGAGATCGCCCTTGGCCTCGAGCGCGTTCGCCAGGAGGTCCTTGAAATAGTCGCCGCTCCAGTCGTAGTAATACACGTCGCCGCCGCGGTAGTCGCTGACCCGGGGCTCCGAGAATGGGAAGTTGACCAGCGCATCGGTGTGCTCGTCGCGCATCGTCCAGGTCTTGCGCGCGTGTCCGCGCATCCCGCGCCAGCCAAAGTCCGCGCAGTCCCGGTCAACGTCGGCCGGGCGATAGCCGCGATCCTGCGCCACACATGCGTCCTGGACCTTGTAGCGATACTGCATTTGACGGAGCTGGTCCCGCGTCTCGATCCGCCCGAAGTAAAGTTGCCGGTAGGTCGGACCAGTCGCCGAGCTGAACGCGCCGATCTCGACCCACCAGTGGTCTTGCTGGCGGTCCACGGCCATGAACCGGATGACCTCGCCCTCGATCCCTTCGCCGTTGCTGAACTGAGCGACGGTGTAGTCGCTCGCCTGCACGAAGAGGTTGACGACCTTCTTCTCGACGATCCACGGCCGAGCCTCGCGCTTCGTGCGAAACTCGATTTTCATTTTGTCGTCACCCTGACGCACGTGGTGATTGTCCGCCTCACAGAATTCTTCCACGAGCAGCCGCATCGGCCGGCTGACCAAAGACTCGACGCGAAAGCTCTGGATCTCGGCCGGCGCCGCCGGGTTCAACGGCACGAACCGCCCGGCACGCTTCCATCCGGTCCGCGTCGTGTCCGTGTCCGGCGACTCGTGGCCGCAATGCGGGCAGCGAAAGCGGCAGGACTCGACCGCTCGCGCCACGTCCCAGGTCTCGTCGTCGCGCTTTGCCGCGGCATCCCAGACCACGCCGCCACGGAGCCCGGTGTCTTCGTTTTTGTCCAAGGCGAACGCGACCGGGTGGATCTTGTGACACGCCGGGCACTCGGTGCTCCACTCCTGCTGGGTGCCCTGGCGGAAGCTCGTGTCCTCGACGTTGCCGGTCTCGAGGTCCATGATCGGCGCCTGCGACGTGTTGTAAATTTTCGAGCGCCCCACTTCCTCGAAGCGAGACACGCGCGCAACCGCATGACCATAAACGTCTTGCCACTTAGGCAGCCAGATCTCGTCGTTAATTTTGTAGCGGATCGACTGGCTTTGCTGGCTCGAAAGGTTCGCCGGGTTGAGCAGGAAAAAGAATCCGCCGAAGTAGATCTCGGTAGTCGTCCGGTGCGGGCCCGGTCTCGGCAGCATTGCCGCAACTGGCTTGCAGCTTTCAAAGATCGGATTGAGCCGGCTCTTGGCATGCCTATCGATCATCTCGTCGGTCTGCATTGTCCACGAGATCGGGCCGGCGTCGTTGCAGATAAGCCACGGAACCCAGATATCCGCGACAAGCGTGCCGCCTATTTGCACCGCTTTCCGAAAGTGCACGCGCCTGACGAGCGGATTCTGGAGCGCGTCGAAGATTGGAATCAGCCACGGCGAGATCTTGACGTTGAACGGCCCCGGCGTCGCGTAGCTCTCCGGCAGGATGATGTGCCGGCGCGCCCAGTCGTAGATCGGCGAGAGGTCGGGCTGCGGGAGGCGCAGGGTCGAAAGTAGAGAGTCGGAATCCGTCACCGTTATAGTCCGACGCGCTCGGAAAGCGTATCAGCATTTTTAGACAAGGCAGATCTAAGTCGCCACAGCTTCACCTCGATTGATGAAAAACTCCTGCCTAGCGCGATCCCTATTTTCTCCTGTGTCATTTTTCCTATGTTGCGCAGCAAAAACGACTCCTCCTCTCCGCTCCATCTCGCACCAGTGCTTTCGGCTAGTTCGCGGGATCTGGCCCGCTTTTTCTCTGTATTTCTTCTAATGCATTTTCTGCGGTGCTTGCGTTCTGGTTCTGGGTTTTTTGCGATCCAGTTGGCGCGAGCTTTGAGCCGGCTTTCGTTACGGCATTTCTTGCATCGCATACGATTTTGATGACACGGCGGTGGCGCGCTTTCTCTTGTTATTTCAGCGAAGCATTTAGAGCAAAAACCAACCCAACCACGGGTCGCGATGAATGACCAGGCTGCACCCTCTGATGATTCGATAGTCACAGATTTTGTGGTCATGCGCTTCCTCTCGACCGGTCCAGCGCCTCAGCTTCGAAGGTCGCGATGTTCGCGTTCACCACCTCGCGGATCTCCGCCAGGATCGCGGCGCCTTCGACGTTTAGCTCTGCCGCGTTCATCCCGACGCCGCGCGGTCCGAGCTCGATCGTAAGCTTGAGCCGCAAGAGCAGGTCGAGCTTTTGACCCAGCGTGACCAGCATCGCCTCGACCACTTCGCGGTCGATCACGTCGCCGGCCTCGCGTTCGTTCTTCGACCTGGCGAGGCGGATCTGCTCGCGCATGAGTTCGGCTTTGAGGTCGGCGAGTCCGCCACCGCTGCCGCCTACGCGTCCGAGTCCGTGCGAGTCCGCCCAAGCTTTGATCTCGTCAACCGTTCCGTCATGCGGAAAGCCGTCGCGTTTCCGCCAGTTCGTAATCGTTCGAACGTCAACGCCCATGCGCTCGGCTAGTTGCGTGAATTTTGGTTTGGGCGTCATCGGTCAAAAGCTGGAACTTGTTGAAAAAAACCAAATGGGTTTTTCTTCGTTAGGTCGCTTAACC